CGTGCTAGTAGTAGTGCTAGTAGTAGTGCTAGTAGTAGTGCTTGTTGTGGTGGTTGTGGTGGTGGTGGTCGGTGTCGTTACTTCTGGTAAACCGGCGATATCCATAGAGAACACGCCGTAGAAATTTTGATAAACGTTCAGGTTTAACGTGTAACTACCCGCCGCTAAATCAGTAACCGCTATGTATGAATCCCAGCAGAAATTAGTTCCATCATTGTGACTAGCTGAATCATCGTCGCTGGCGATCACATTGTCACTGGCATCTAGTAAATATAGGTAAGGGTCGGCGGCGCTGGCTTCGTTGCTGTGAGCGTCACACGTCAAACTGGTAAACGTAGTAAAAGTAACGGTAGTAGCTTCTGTAAGGCTGAAACTAATGTTTACGCCGTCGCTGTCTGTAACGTCGATTGAGCAGTCTAAAACGTTGCCATCTTCAGTGCATGAAACAGTATTAGCGTACGCTGGTACTGGCGCGAACCATGTAAAGACGATAAAGGTTATTAACAGTAGCCGGCTTATGGTTTGAAACAGGCGTTTAAACTTCACCATGCATAGCGTCTAGTTCGTGGTCTTGGTCTTTGCCTGTGATAAGGCTGCAAGAGTTATCGCCGGTGAATCGGGCCGCTATATAGCCTTTAAGCATAGATAGAACGGCGGCACCGCCGGCCCCTAGAACTAGTTTCCATTGGTCAGCGCCCATATCAACTATCTGGTCTACGGCGATCATGCCGCCTGTTGCTTGTAGAAACGTGCTTACCACTCTTTCAAGTAAGTCTTTATAGTCGATCATATTCCTAACGCCTTCCATGTATTTTTCCCACAAATGCCATCAGCTTTTAGTTTGCGGCTTTTCTGAAATCTTTTTAACGCGGCGATACTCATACGGCCCGCTATACCATCAATGCCTGATTTTTTCGGGTGCTTCGAAACCCTGAAACCTAAATCAGTAAGTTTCTTTTGCATAACCTTAACGTGCTCACCCCTGCTACCCCTGCGAACCGTAGGCATCGTTTTAGCTACTATCGCGGGTGCTGGTGGCGGCGGTGCTTTAGTCAGGGTTTTATCTTCTTTACCCTTCATAGCTGGTGCGGGGAACCATTGCCATTTACCGTTTAGGTAACCGTAGGGTTGCATATGCCAATTTTCGCTAGGCACCGTTTTCAATATGCCGTATTCGGCGGCTATAGCGTGAAAATCTGTCCAACTTAAACCGCTTAAACGAATATCAACAGCGTAGGCGTAACCATCTTCTTGTTCTAAATGCCAACTTCCCCTGAACTTACCGTTAGGCCCGAAACGTCTATCAGGGTTAGCGGCTAAATTGCCGGTGCCGGCCTTGTATTTTCTGTAAAGTTCTTTTTGTTGCTGGTAGGTGCGGCACCCTGAAACGATCTTAGCTCTGCCTTTAACCCTTAAATCATGCAGTAAAAGGTGCTCTAACCGTTCGATAAATTTAGGGTGTAATTCGGTTAGTCTCACCCATTTGCTAGTTGTAGGTAGATCGGTCATTTTTTCACCACGTCAGTAATAGGTTGTTTACACGGCCCACAAACGACATCGCCATCAGCGGGTTTCACTACCTCAATAGCAACGTCTTTGTTTATGCAATTTGCCGTTCTGCATGTCACCACGTAAGTATCCATATTAAACCTCTAACGTCACTAATAGAGAAGCGTCGCCGGCTACAAAAGACCCTGATGTGTTAAGTAAAAAGACCCTGCAAGAAGAAGCGCTAATGTTGTCTACGTTCGGTACTTTACTACCGCCGCCGCCGCTAGTGGCTTGTGTAACCATCACGTTAGGTGCAGAAGCAAACCGGCTTGAAGTAAACGTAACGGTAGTACCTGACGCGCTAATAGCCTGTGATGCAAACGTTTCAACAATAGGCGGCGGGTTCACTGTTGAATCTATTGTACCTACAACATCTAACGCTGTAGCTGGTGCCGCCTTGTTGATACCTACCCTGTCGTTTTGTAAATCTAAAATAAGCGGGCTGACTTCGCCGGTGTCTGTTTCGTCGCCGTCTTTAATCAAATACAAAATAAACTCGCGTAGCTTGTCCATTTCTGCGGCGGTTAAAACATCGCCCGCCGAGAAATCAGACGGAACCCCGCTAAACGTTTGTTGTGCCATTATGTGATCCTATTCTGGTCTAAAACCCCTAATTGAGTGCTGTCTAATTCAAAACCCATGTTACTAGCCGCGTCTACGCATATTATTTGCATTACCCAATCTTCAGGTTTAACCGATAAACGTAGTCTAACAGGGCTAACTACCGCCGTGTTGGAAGTGCTACCCGCGCCAGTCCACGAAATAGTCGTTGGCTTAAACAACGCGCCATAAACGTGGCTGTTCTGGTGCAGTAAAGTTTTGACCCCATCTAACGCCGAATCGTTGGCGGCTGATTCGATCATCGACCCTGTTATCTCAAATTGAGAAGGCACGAAACTAGCAGTATTAAAACGTTTAGTAAAATATTCGGCATAGTTCAGGCTTTGTGTGTCGCTGGTAAACGGTAGTTCTGACATAGCTATTGAGCGCGGGCCGTAGGTTTGTGAAACGGTGTCATCGTATGAAAATTGTGAAGTGCCGCCGGTTCTTGTTATTTGTGCTTGTGTAACGATTTGTTTGTCGTTAAATTCTAGTTTTAGTTTCCTGATGGGTAGGTCGGTGGAAGATAAAGACCCTGTGCCTTTCATGCCGGCCATAGCATCGCCGCCTGCGCCGGCCTGCGGGACTAAACGCGCGCGGGTAATACACGAAACAACATATAAGGCTTGTGAAATGGTGGTGCTTGGCACCCTGCGAAGTAGAAGTAATCCGGCGTAAACTATGCCGCCTTCGGTAGCGCTAACTGTTCGAACACTGTCACCGAGAAAGTCACCTTTCGCTACGGCTAAAGAAATGTTTTCCGGCGCGTAACCTAACGCGTGAATTTCGGTTACCCCTGTTTGGGCCGCGCCATAAGGCGCGACTTTTACATCTTCAGCCAAATTATCTATAACGCCAAAAGTAGTATCTGTTTCGGTGGAAGCGGCCTGCGCGGTGTAACGTGCGAAAAAAGAAAGCCAATCCATAGCCTGTAACGTTATTTTAGACGTGAAACCGTCATCTTGGTAATCAAACTTGACGATAGGGCCACCGAAAAAAGGCGCTTTTAACCCTAACGCGTCGGTTTCTAACCTGTCAGGCGGGTTGCTGGTCCCTGCTCTAGCGATAATAAACAACGGTTGAGCTAACCAATTATATGAACCATAGGTACCTGATCCGTCAGGGCTTAACGCGCCGTCATTGTTGTCTAACTCTACTTCTACACTGGTGCGGCCTATTTCGCCTAAACCTATTTCTGTATCTACTTTTATAGACAACACTCGGCTAGTGAAATCTATTGAATCGTCAGCGGTGCCGTAAGCGGTAACAACAGTAGAAGATATAAAACCGCCGATTTCGACATCAAAACCTGTGTATATGGTCATAGTCTGCGGCCCGCTACCGTTGGGAATACTGCCGCGCCCCTAAATTCTGTTTCGCGTTTAATAGCGTTTACTACTTCTTCACCTGATACACCAGTAACGTTTACGGTTATATAAGTAGGGCCGCCCATGCTGTGGCTGCCGTCTAGCGGTACGACCGCTTCAGGGCCGGCTTCACCTATCAGCGCTAACGTTGGGCCGGTTACTATGCCGCCTTCTGCTAGGCGTGGTATAAATTCATCAACACTAGGAAAGTTCACAATCGGCCCTAACGTAACATCAAGAGCGTCAACCGCTTTAGAAATTGCAAAATTTATAGGATCTATAACAATGTTATTTAACGCCCATTTGATAGCCCCAACAAACGCGTCAGCTAACGTGTTAGCCAAATCACCAACAGCGCCGCCTATCGCTTTTAACGCCGCCATAAGGCCATCTACCAACATGCTGCCTAACTTCATGCCCTGCTCAAACGCGTTGCTGGCTATTTCTTTTACCTTGTCCCATGCGCCGGCAAAATCCCCTTTAAAAATGTCAATAATGAAACCGAAATAAAGTTGTATCTGTTCCCACATAAATTTCGCATGATCAACTATGACACCTATTACTTTTCCTACGCCTTCAGCAAAAGTTTTAAACCCTTCAGAAGCAAAAAATTCTTTAACGGATTTAATAATATTTTCAACTACCGGCATCAACGCGTCCATAGCGTTCATGATGCCGTCCATCACAGCGATAGCTACCGGCCCTAATTCGGCTAAAACTTTGTTTTTTAAAACATTGAATTTGTCTGACAGAGTGGCGGTAGCTTCTGCCTGATCATCTACTATGCCGGTGCCTTCACCCAACAGGCCGTTAAATTCTTCTAAATCAAAGTTTCCCGATTTAATAAGCGAAACCATACGCTGGGCGCCTTCAGCGCCAAACGCTGCCGTAGCAATATTAAGCGCGTCTGTGGTGCTTGTAGCGTTTTCTATTGCTTCTACTGTGTCTTTTAACGCCTTCTGTGGCTTTTTACCGTTCTTGGCGGCATCTCGAAAGAATTTGTTTAACGCCGGCCCTACCCTAGTTAAATTAACGCCGCCCTGTTCCATCTGCCCCAACAGCGCGGCGGTTTCTTCAGCGGTAAAATTAGCGTTCGCGAATATTGGGCCGAACGTTTCCATTTGTGCAAGCAACTTATCCATAGGTACGCCGGTAGCCTGGCTAATTCTTAACAGGTCGCCTAATACTTCTTCACTGTCGCCGGCTGACATACCAAACTGAGTCAATTGAGCGTCTAACGCCCCTACCGCGCTAGATACATCAACTTCAGCAACCCTAGCAAAATCAAGAAACAGTTTGCTGGTATCTTCTAATTCGTCGCCAGTTAAACCTAAATGCGTGTTTACGTCAGCAATAGTGGTAGCTATTGTTTCGGCGCTTTCCGGCACCGTTTTCATAACGTCAGTGGCTTGTTCTTTCAGGTCGGCTAATGCTTCGCCTGATGCGCCGGTGCCTTGAATAAGCACCTTTTCCATTTTCTCAAAATCTAAACCGGCTTTAATAAACGCGGCCCCTACACCTACCGCCATACCAATGCCGGCGGTTTTTAACGCCCCGAACGCTTTACCGCCTATTTTCTCAAACTTGCCTAAATCGTCTTCAGACTGTTTAAGGGCTTTACGGAATTTTTTCGCGTCACCAGTAATGGCTACGTTTACATTGGTTTTTTTACTAGCCATTATTTCAAACCGTTCTTATCTAAAATTTTGTCTAATTCATCATGATACGTTTCAAGAATTTGCGGTTGTTTCTTTTCCATCGCGTTAGTTAAAAAAAATGAACCTTCTATGTTTCGTTGCGGCCAACCCCAATGAATCACAGTCGCATAGGGTAAAGATTTACGGCCTGCAGTTACGCGCGCTTTACTAGCGGCACCAAACGATTTTAAAGAGGCTTTAAGTTTGCCGGATCGAACAGGCACATGTTTAACGGCTTCATCAACAACTATTTCAGCAATTTTTTTGTTTAACTCTTTTAAGTCGTCAGTGTCGCCGGCGGTTTCTTTTAACGCCCGCCGTAGTTGAGTGCCGCCATGAATAGTGACGCTTAACGGTGCTTGTCCTTGTGCCATTGTTACCGTTTCTTATTTCTTTTGTTCTGTTCCTTGATTTTTTCGTTATGTGCTAACAATAACGCGTTTAACAAATCTGGTGTGAACTTTAAAAGATCGCTTAACGGCTGACCTGTAACAATAGCTAATTGTGCCGCCCTGTAAGTCAGGCTGTCTTTTCTAAAGGGCCGTTAGGTTCTCCTAATTCTAAATTCACTACCGTTTCTATAAATTCGTTAAAGGGTTTAACTGGCCGGTTTTCGTGGCGGGATTGTTCCCACGCTAACCAACAGAGGTGTTCCATAGATATGGATCCTGCTAGTTGTGTTACTGGCTGGTTGAAGTGCCGTTCAAACTTTACATAAGTGCCAACCGTTGGTTTAACACTCCATGAATCGTTTTCTGTCGTTACCGTTATTGTTAAATCTATCATGTGTAGCCTTTCTGTAGCTCTATGATGTAGCGGTTGTTACTGCCCCTGTGAACGGCCATGACGTGTCAAATGTTGCTAGTTCGCCGACACTGCCTGAAACAAACGGTACTTCTGTAACTAGACAACTAACGCTTTTACTAGGGTTAGTTGCCGCTACTGCTGCTGATGTATGTTTTACAACTACAGTGGTTGTGGTTCCTAACAGTGGGTTTATTGTGGCGTAAACTTCGCTTGACGCAAAATCTTGGTGCCATGAAATAGACACGCTGCCATCTTTTAAGCCACCTATGCGGGTCACGTTAGAATCACCCATTGCGGTGGTTTCTATCTCAGCGGCGGTTTCAGTGAAATCTACTGACGCGATATGGTCGGTTAGGTCCACTGAATTTACCGTTACTGTTACGGTTTCATTCATAAAAATAGCCATTGTTATTACTCCTTAGCTTTACTGGCTGGTTTGTTTGCTTCTAAATGCCCGCCGTCTATTAACGCTTTAACGTTCACGCCGGCCATTTCTTCATCGTCAGTATCAACAAAACCACCGTG